ATAACATCCTTATTTTCTTTTTTATTTTTCATATTCATCTGGGTTTAGAATCCTGATCTTTTCTTTTGGGTGATGGGTTATTCTTATCTCTGGTTTTTCTATCAGAAGTATCTTTATCATCTTCCCTTTTACGTTTTTTAGCATCTTCTCCTGGTGAGGATACACCATTATTAACATCTGATTCAATTTGTCTTGGTTCACTTTTATCTGGTTTTTCATAACCCATTAACCAAGCATATTGTTCTTGACTTATTATACCTTGATTATATAGAGCAGTTAAATTTCTTATCTTATACTCTAAACCTTGTTGAACCTTAACTTCATCTGAAATAGTTGATGTAGAAAAATCTATCTTTATACCTTTATTATTATAACCTGCTAGTCTTAATTCTAGAGTATAAATAAATTTTAATACATAACTACATAACATTTGTATATTTTTTAACTGGGATATCATCTTAGATAATAATATACCAGTTCCACCCTCAGTAGTAGTAGATGATACACCAATTAGAGTACCATTTACACCTAGACCATTAGCTACTGATTGTTGATTCATATTCCATGGGATTCCTATATTCTGTAAAGATTGTGTAGTAGAATTTAACTTAAATTCATGGTCATCAATAAATCCTGTTACTACTCCATCCTTTAAACCACCCATCAAATTTTGCTTCAATTTTCTAAGCATTCCTAATAGTCTATCTTCATAAGCTCTATCAGATTCAGATGCTTTTCTAGTGGGTTTTTGTATTTTAGCTTCAAGAAAACCAACTAACCCCATTAATTCCATGATATGTTTAATATTAACTTTCATATCATGTTGTCCTTTTAATGAATCTAAAGCTGCCATGAAAATAGGTACTCCATAGGGTTCATCAGTATCATTATACATACTAACATAGCAATATGTTTCAGTATTCAGCTTTATAAAATCTTTTTTATGATTTATTATGGGATTTGGATTTCTTTGATAAGGGTGATATACACCATCATTTAATCTTTTGAATATTATTTCTTCTGGATTTACCAAAAGAATAGTAGATAAACCATCTAGTTTATTATTTGGTACAGCTTCTATAGAAATAGCTCCACCTACTAAACATTGAACTATGAATTTATTTACTAAACCATCAATACCAGCAGTATATGTACTCCATTTTTCTGAAACATCCTTTAAATGTTTTCTCATTTCATTAGCTTCTTCTGGAGTATTATTTGGAAATGATATGGTATGACCAGTATTGGCCAATTTAAACATATCTTCCAAAGCTATACTTACATCTGGATTAATTTTGTAGAGATCCCTTATTAATGGGATAAGTTCAGTTCTAAATGATGGTGGTACTAAATTCTTTATATCCTTTAGGTTAGAAATATAATTGTAACCTATAACATCTGGTTCTGAAACCCTTCCAGGAGATAAAGATGTAGTTTTATCATCATTTTTTGCCTTATTTTCCTCTACTGTAATTGGTTTTTTTCTATTAAACCAACTAACTGGATTCCATATAGACATGTTAATTTGATTTATTGTGGTAAAATAACTGTTTGATTTTGAGAATTTTTTCTTATATGATTACATATTGCTTTTCCAAATATATCATCATCTGAATAAGTTTCACCTTCAAGATCTATATCTACTGATGAATTATTTCTATTATGTTTACCCATAGCAATAGGTCTACCTGAACTATCATAAATAAAGGTATAAGCTTCCTGAACAAAAAATGGGTCCTTTATTATTAAAGAATCTTCTCTAATATCCTTTTCTAAACCCTCAATTATTACTGAACGGTTCTTAGAAGTAGTCAACCATCCTGGAACCAATTCCTGTTCAGGTTTACTTTTACCCTTCTTTTTAAATAATTTAGAATAGTAGTATAAATTTGGATAGCCTTCATCTTGTAACATTATAGTTACTGCAGCTCCAATATCATTGGTTTCCGGTGCTATCTTAGCATAATTGAATTTTTCACCTGTATCACCTAAAAGTTTAGCATATTTATCCAAAGGTATCTTTCCTTTAAATACTGCTACCTCTTCTCCTTGTTTATTCATACAAGTAAATGATGAATAGTCAGTACCTCTACCAGTTGCACAGTCAGCACCAATAAAATATTCTTCATCTCTTGGATCAGTAAATTCTTTATACTGACCATTGAATCTTGATTTGAGTACTGGATAATCAGATAATGTATCTTCTATAGCTTTTATATCTGATAAGTCAAATACTGTATTACCAGAAGAAAGGAAGTCACCATCAATTTCTTGAGCTGTTCTCTTAGGTCCAAGAGCAGATGACATTTTTTGGTACCATTCATCATCTCTATCAGGATGCATCCTCCAATATAACCTTAAAGGATTAAAACCATTTAATCCAGATATAGCATCTACCCATGTTGAGTGGTAGAACCCTCCTGTTCCATATGGAGTATTTTTATTAATAAAATTATACTCTTCTTGGTTTTTTCTGTTTTTATTATAGTTATAAGTAATATAGCTATGATGATCTTCTACTGTAATATCATAGATATTAGTTTTAAATTTTCTTAGAACTTTTAATTTTGAAAGTTTTACTTGATTGCCTCTTTCTCTACTTATGATTTTATTTATATAATTCCTGGAACTCTTTTGTGACATGTTACTAAATACAGGATTATTTCTTATAAAATCATTTATACCTTTTTTAGATATTTCACCAGATTCTATGCCTTTTAAAACAACAGCTACTGAATCTAAATCAGTAAAACCTTTACCAGTTCTAGTACCTAATTTAAGTCCATAAGAATATAAACTAGCTCTTCTAGTATTTTCTTTTCTAGAAATAACTCTTAAATTAGTTACCCAATTATGATATGGTACACAATCTATATGATCTATCACTTGATTTTTACCAACTTTAAAATCAGTAAAATGTGATAAAACTAGATCAGCCATTCTAAAATGTTTTGATTTACCTTTACCACTATGAAGTATCACTCTTATATAACCACTATCATTTGGTCTAAGATTTTTCTTGTACCACTTACCACCTCTAAGAAATTTTAATTCACCTCTATTTGATATTTGATAATTATCATAACCCTTTACAAATTTCCATATTTCTTTTTCTGGCCATTTAATTTTGGGAGGTTCAATTAATTCTGATAAACCAGTTTTATACAAAATTACCTGTTCATCTTTTTCGATTATATCTCTTACTGACATAAAACCATTTAGAGTATATAATTTATGGTCAGGAGTACATTTTAATGTAGTACCAAATTCAGTTTGGATTTTCCAGGTTTCTAATCTACCTTTATTTACTGCAGCTACAATTCTTTTCCATTCACCTTTATGAGTTAATACTCTTAGATTACTTACAAATGATAAATCAACTGCTGATTTAGGTTTACTTGGGCATATATTTTTTATTTTTAATAAACCCTTATCAGTAATAATTTTTGTATTACCAGAAACACAGCTATTTATGATAGCTGAGCCTCCAGTTGAAACTGTTGGAAAGGCTGCAGCCCAAATAGTAGCTGCCCATCTTACTATAGCTGCCTCATCAATTACTAATAAAGAAAGTGATTCTGAACGTCCTGCTTGATCTGATGTTGGGATAGATTCTATTATGGAACCATTTGAGAATTCCATAGTAGAAGCTGAACCATATTCTCCAAATCTACCATTTACTATTGGGGTTTGTAAATACCAGGGTAGATTTTTATACATAAATTT